GCTCTTCCGATCTGGGAGAGTCAGGGGTGTTCTGTCGTTATTAAAAAACCCACCCCTAAGCGCTTTTGAGCCTACTCGTCCATAATTGCACTTTGCACAAGCTGCAACAAGGTTCTGCTCGTCGTCTGTACCGCCTGCACTTCGTTCGATTAGATGATCGACTGTGTTGGCTTCGCCACCGCACCAATAACAACAATTCTGATCGCGCTGAAGTATGCGCTGTCTGATCTTGCGCCACTGGGTTGTAGAACCGGTATCTTTCAAAGCACTCATCTAGTGGTAACCCTTCTCTTGGAAGAAGCGCCATGCGTTGCATGAACTTCCATAACGATTTTTTATATAGCGAAGAGTCCAGTCAATTTGAGAATAACCGTCTAAACGCTTGTAAGTCTCATTACGCATTTGCCCTATTCCATAGTGAGACCCATTGCGTGCAGTAGGTGACCACGTTGAATTTTCTTTTTCAATCAGCTTATGAAAGCAAACAAATTGAGTCCAGTTCTCTATTCGAGAATGTGCGTATAGCTTGTATTTATCTTCTTTTTTGCTCTCAGTTACCGAATGGCTAGGTGTAACGCCAACCGCGTTAAACAATAGACTGGCCAAAAGCACCAATCGAACGCGCGAGCTACCAGCCTTCGGCGCTCGCTGCGTGCGAGTGGAGCGTAATCCCCATGTCAAATAGGTGTCAAGAATGTGGATAAGTCGAGCGTATCTCTGGCGTGTTGTCCACAAGTTATCCACAAGCCTTCTCACAATCTTTCGAATGGTTCTTAATCGAAACTTGCAAAATAGTAACCGCAACCAATGGTCGTGCGCTGTCAATGTTGAAGGTTTTTCCACAATCGCAAACGTGCTTTATTTCGGTTCTCATTGGTGACCCCAACCTTCGCCTTTGAAATGAATTGGATTAGCTGACCAAACACGCTCCATGACCAGCAAGCATTGGTCGCATGAGGGCGCACGTAAGTCGTCGCTGTAAGCTGCCGAAACGGTCTTTTGATTGCTGCACACTGGGCATTTGAAATCATAGGTCGGCACTGTAAGTCCGATCTTCTTCGAATAAGCCCATTCCCAAGACGCCGCAAGATTGGCATTCGACCACGTGCATGTAACTGGGCAAGTTGTCAGTTACCTTCACGATTATGTGATCGGTCAAAGTCTTTTCAGCTCTGCAGTGATATTTAAACGGCATGGCTGCTCCTTTGAAGGTTGGCCATAGGGTGCAAATCTGCTTGACCAAGCCACCACGACCCGTCAGCTCTTTGACGCTGTGGGCGACGTGCAATAGCAATCGGTATCCAGCCGCACAAGTAATACGTGGGCGCTGTACCGGTCACCAGGATTGCAATGTCTTCTTTGCGATCGAGGTCAGTCAAAATCAAACTGCCGTCTTTCCATTTTGTCCACTTGACTTCCAGCCCTAGATTTTGCAACTGGGCGTCAGCTTTGTTTTTGTAGTTCTTGTCGTCGTCATCTTCGTCATTAAGTTTGAAGTATTTCTTGACGGCAAGTTCAGCGCCGATTGCTTCGGTTTGTTGCATGACGAAAGCTGGGAAGTTTAGTCGCTCTCGATCATGCTGAAAGTTCCGCTTGACCGTCACGCCTTCCCATTGTGGAATGTAGCGTATCGCACGCGTCAGCCCTTTTTCAGCTGCTTTGATTTGCATTTCGTTATCAAGGTCAACGCGTATCATTTGCAAACCCCACAATAAAAGAGTTCATTTGAACCCATAACCTTGTCGTAACGACCGAATTCAGCTTCTTTGAAGCTCTCGCACCGGTCACACCATTCGATCTTCGGTGGTGCAACTTGATCTTTTATGACGCTGCCGTCAGTTTGGAAGATCGTGCGTTCGCCTGTGTTCAGTTTGATGATTTCTAGTTCTCCCATTATCGAACCCACTTTCCATTAGCGTCTAATTTGTACCAAACCGCGTCGCATTGGTTGGCTTTGGTGCGCTCTGGGCATGTGTAACCGTGGTATTCACGCCCCGTCTTCTCTGAGACCCCAGACTTTAAAATCATGTGGCCGTGGTCGCACAATGGAGCTTCTTCGATCAGCTGACCGCCAAGCTGTGAAGCCAAAGCTTCGACTGCGCTTCCGATATTGGGCGCAATGCTCCAAGCGTCGATCGGTGCAGCTTTAATCTGCTCAGGGGTCAGGCGTTCAATTTTGCTCATGTCCTCTTTTGAGGCCTTTTTGAGGCTCGGCAAAACCTGATTTAAACAACGTCCGATTGCACTTGTGACGGCATTTTCTAGCCACCATAAGCGAGAGACGGTTGACTTATCACGCCATTCAAGTGCGTAGTCAATCGAAGCTGGCAGGGTTGCCAAATCGTCACGGTAGCAACGAGCTTCAACCAAGACGTAGCCGTCTTTCATGTTGAATTCAATGATTGACGTTTCAATGCGCCCCAACGGATAGGCGTCGATCCAACGTTGAACTTTGCTTTGAACCTCTTCGTAATCTGAAAGGTTAAAGGCCATTAGCGTTCACGCTCAATCTGCTTGCCGATATGAATTCCAGAAATTCGGCCTTTTAGGTAACCGTCTTTTTTGCCTGTGTTATAGCCCAGCGTATAAAAAAGACAAGCTGAGGCGATCACGTAAATCATGCCAAAGCCGATCATTTGTTCCATGTCCATTTTTGCTCCCGACGGAAGAAGGTCGTTCGCCTGCTCCCGACATAAGAATGAGGCTTTAGACTGACAAGGTCAAGAATTGGGCGTGTTTGTCGGCGTGTCTAACGGCTTTTTGTCTTTCAAACCATTGCTTGCAAGTACGCCGCCAAGAGACCCAGTCAAGAAGATCGCAAGGGTTTTCAGCAAGTCAATAAAAGCTGCGTCGTTGGGAGCTTGTGCCGCCACCGGTTGAGTTACGAATATGAGTGCGTAGGTTATTCCAACGGTGACAATCAAAAACACTATTGAAAGCGTGCAGCCAATGAATAAGATCAGTCGCGCTTTTATGTCTTCAGGGGATAAGCGGCGAATGTATCTAGGGCGCTGTTGGCTGTGTAAAAGTAACGTCTCCAAGTAAGTCTTCCGTGCAGACGCCCGTTGCTTTGCACTGCGGTCGTTGACATTCATCTAAGTTCCAGTTCTCATATTCTTGGCAAGGATAACGAGTCCAACCGTCGTAACCGCAAGACGTTAACCCCAAAGCTAAGGGAAGCGATAGGGCTAACGCCAGCGGTCTCCGAGTCACTTCCCCAATAACCCGAAAGCTGAGTCTTTAGGATTTAACCAACGAAGGATTACTGGCAAAACGGCAGCTAGGCCAGCCATGCCAATCGCCTTCGGGTCTTGATTTCCTGACATGTAGACGGCCAGAGACGCGGCCATGAATGATCTTGCCCATGAGGCTAAGAGTGCTTTTGCTTGTGTCATTTTTTGCCCTTTCGGATTAGTTTCTTTGGAGCTTGTGGAACGTCAATTTTTGGGTATTCGCCCAAATAAGGAACAAGCTTTGGACGACCAAAACCAACCACTTCTTTGCCGACGGTGCGTTGTTTGACCATGACCATGCCGCCATTACGTTGATCGCCCGTGCCTGAAGTGTTGCCTTCGATTGTCGTGATTGTGTTTCCTTCAATGCCTACAACAATTCCGACGTGCGAGATACGGTCAACGCCGTCGTGTGGAAAGTCCATGAACGCGAGATCGCCAATGGCAGGCTTCTCATGCCACCGTGAAGTTTCTTTAAATTTATGCGCTCCGATAGGTGTTGAAACAACGCTGTGAACCTTGACCCCAGCTTGTGCAAAGACCCAGTTGCAGAATGAACCGCACCACGGCAGGCCGTCAGCCTTTGTAAATTTGCCATATTTGGTCAGGTTGTCGCCTTCTTCAATCGTGCCGACTTCGGCCAAAGCGACTTCAAGAATGCGTGCAGCTGTTCCGTTTGGGTAGCTCATGAAAGCAACAAGGCCGCTTCTTCGGCGGTCATGCCTAGACGCTCCAAAAGCGCAGCTTTAGCTTCGGCCTTTGTTCCGGCGTCAGCTTCTTCTTGTGCCTTTTGAGCTGCGTAAGCGGCGGCGTCAGCTTCTCGCTGGGCTACTTCGTCAGCTGTTAGTTCAATCTCCGTGACTGCTCCTGTTGAGCAATCAACAACGATCTTCGTGTCTGCCATTTTGTCTCCTTAGTTTTTCTTTATGCCGTACAGGGTTGCTGATGAATACTGTACGAAGTTGCGACTAGCACCTGTGGTAAAAGTGATAGATGTAATTGCTGAAGTATCAGACCAAAGACCAGCAGTCAAATCTAAGTAATAGAAGTTGGAATTGTTTTCCATCGCTGACTCTGTTGAAAACGATTTGAAACTAGAACTTGCATAGTTAGGAATATATAAATCAACACTTGAAAAAACACTTGCTGTGTTATTTGCGTCATTTATAGAACCAAGAAAACGAGCGCTTGAAAAGGAAGAAACGGTTGTAACTGTGCCGCCTTCTAGTGATTTATTTGTAAAATTAGAAGTTGAACCGTTAAATGAAACTAAAAGAGAGTCTTGATCGGCGCTTGTTCTGTCGCTTCGTACTGACAATACGACTTTCAAATCCGTGTAAATGCTAGGAATAGAGGAAAACGCTATTGAAGCCGCACCGCCTGCCCCAACGGTTACCGTGCTTCCAATTTGAATAAATGTCGCCATGTTATGCCGCCTTTATTCCGTACAAAGTTAAAACTGTACCTGTGTTCATTGTTCCCGTGCCAGTTGTCACGTCAATTCGGTTGATAGCCGCAGTTGAACGCCAAGTGCCAACCTCAGCAATGGTCAGGTTAGCCGCTGATCCGCCGCGTGTAAGGGTTGTTTTAAAGGTTGTGGTGTTGCTGTAGTTCATAACGCTTGCAGTTAGTGTTGAAATTGCTGTACCTATTTCTAAAACTTTATGGTCGCCAACTCTATCTGAAATTGCGCTAGAACCAGTTCCGTAAAGATAAGTTCTAGAATAATTGGCTGCTGTGTCGTTATTAAAGTATAAAAACATGCCTTGCGCGCTTGAAGCTGCGCCGCCAATAACTAATACTAGATCGGTATATGTGGCAGGTATTGAAGTGAAGGATACTGTCGCGCTGGCGCTGCCTAGTGTGTTAGTTGCTATTGGTTCATAAGTTTTTGGCATTACTTCACCCCATAAAGTGCAAAAGAAGAGTGCTGGGCGAAGCCATTGTCTGAACTTATGGTCATGCTACTAATTGCATTACTGCTATTACTCCATAACCCAGAATTTAACACGATTACTCCCCCACCATTACGATCATTGCCGCTCAAAACCCTTACTGTTTTATTTTTATTTACTGATGAGTAATCTAAAATATCTGCTATCGCACCCGCGAATATGTTGGCCGATACCCCATTTTGCGTAATAGCGCCAAAGGCCATTTGCGCTTGCGTACTGCTTCCGCTTGCGGCAGTAGAACTCCCGTCTCCAAGTACATAATGCCAAGCATAATTTGAACTGCTATCTCCGTTAAACCTTGCGTAAATAAATGTATCCGAAGTTCCTGCACCAGATAAATTGCGGCCCAAATAACGAATTTGTAAATGTTTGTAAGTGCTAGGAATACTGCTAAAAGTAATTGACGAAGTACCACCTGAACCCACGATTACCGTTGCAATAGACTCATAATCGCCAACGGCTGACAAGTATGAAGAAGCAAAAATCCCCAGAATTGGTGACATTAGGCTAGATCGCCCACCACGGTGAACGTGTTGCTAGCGGTGCAAATAATTGAAGCGGCTGAGTATTGCGCGCGAAGCTTAGGCGCGGAAGCTGTTGCGCCCGTCGAAGTAATTGTCACGCCTGCACCCTGCGCCAAAGTAACTTGACCAGCGCCGATTTGCTGAATGTTGATGATGTTGCCAGCTGCAAAGACTGAAGGTGGCACGGTCAAAGTTATACCTGACGCATTTGAAAGCGTGACAAGCTTGCCAAGATCAGCTGCCACAAGTGTGTAAGTTGTGCCTGTTTGTGCGTTGAATGACAAGGTTGTGTCGTCTTGCTCAGTCCAAACGAAATCCAAATCCGTTCCAGAATTCTTTGCTAAGACTTGACCGGTGCTTCCACCTTTAAGATCAACGAATGAAGTGTCGATCGAGTTGCCAAGAGTACGCATGGCCGCTGCGCCGTCTTTGACCAAATCTGTGTCGTCAGGTGTCTCCCAGCCGAAGTTTGTGGTTGTGGCCATTTCTGCTCCTTTAAGCGACGATTGTCGCGTCTATCCATTCAAGTGTAGGCGATAAGGTGTTCCAAGTCTCTAAGACACTCACGTCTTCCCACTTCATGCTTTGCAAGCTGAAAGCGGTTGGCGATAGCGTCAAAGTCAGATCGAGTCGGTTGTAGCCTGCACGCCAAGACCAACCTTCGACGAAGCCTTGAAAGCCGCCGTTGATCATGTTGGCTGGTAAGTCAGTGATGTTTAGTGGCAAGCCCATGAAGACATTCAAAAGCGCGTCACGGTCTGAGTCGTCAATTTCAGAATTTCCAAGACTGAAAGTGATTGAATTAAATTGGTCTTGTGGGAAGGCTCGAATTCCCAAATAGAAAAGAGCTTGTGACTCAGCGTCGGCTTGATTGTGGAGAGTCGTTGAAATGATTTGAGCCTGCGCCCCATATTGGCCTATTGACTCAGCCGAAGAAGCTGTCTCTGTGCCTGCGCGATATTCAATGGTGACGTAATTTCGAAGGTCGCCAAGTCGTTTGATGATACGGATACCAGCTGCCAAAGAGTCGTTGGCGCTAACGTTTGTGTAACCGTTTGTTGCTAAGTAAGAGCTGCGGTGGGTGCTGTCCGCGTACCCGATACGGCCTGAACTGTCTTCAAAGAGGTATCCAAGGCCGCTAGTTGCCAAGCCTGAAATAAGCGAATAAATATCCACGGCCGAAGAAGATCGCGCCATGAGTTCATAATTTCCTGGTGTGTCAATCTCACCAAGACCAGCATTTTCAGCATTCGCCCAAGTAGTTGTCGGGTCGTAGCTTGCCCAAATCAAAGCAGCTGGAACTTCCGCCCAAGTGTTAAAAAGCGTTTGACTCAGGATTGTATAAATTTGGTTTCCGTCGTAATCCTTTGAAAGTACGCCGTCAGTCAAAGTCTTTGGCAGCTTGGACAATGCCCCAAGTGCCGTGAGCTTTATCAGTTCATTGACCCCGCCAGTACCGGTCGAGTCCACCATTGTTTCAATATCAGTCACGTCGCCACCG